CTCAGTGGTAGAGCGCAAGCTTAGTAAGCTTGAGGTCAGGGGTTCGAAACCCTTTGAGTGCATCTATATTAAAAAGAATACATGTATATCTCATAGCATGAATAACGACAAATCTATAGTTTTTATTCATGATGTGGCTTCTGCTCTTTTTTTAATCCCATTTTCTATTTTGTGTGTAGCTGAAGTATTTTTTGGATATGTCATTGATCCTATGTTTCTGACGACTGCTCTTTTTTATCACCTATTTTATGACACGGTTTGGTTATACTGTTTACCACAAGCAACTCATCTATCTGGTTTTGTGATGTTACATCACATTATTGCTGCGTCTATGTTACTGTATCCACTATATAATCCTGAAGCTACTCAATTAACAGCCCTAGGTGGACTTATTGAAATTGACACGTCTATTTTGATTCTACGCCGTCTATTTAAAAATTCTGTATTTTTTGATCTTCTCTATCGTATCTCCAATTTGGTTATACGGGTATTTTACGAAACTCTAGTTTTATTATTTGTCGTTCAATTCTTTCGTGAAGAAAGTCTACTCGTTAGAATTCATATGGTGGGTTCACAGATGTTTATAACTGTATTTAGTTACGGTATATGTGCCATGACATTTTCAAAACCACATCGTAAAAGGATTAAAAGTAATTGACATGTTTAAGATAAGATGAACGAATTTCATAAATTTGAAAATCAAATATCTAGGTGTGTTACATGTAGGACTTTACGGATATTTCATTGGATCAAGAAAATCATGAAGATTGATTAAAGATTTAAATCTAACTTAATAATAGTATGCAGATATTCGTGAAAACACTCACTGGAAAGACAATTACCTTAGAGGTTGAGTCTTCCGATACAATTGATAACATCAAGGCTAAGATTCAAGATAAGGAGGGTATCCCCCCCGATCAGCAGCGACTTATCTTCGCGGGTAAGCAGTTGGAGGATGGACGCACTCTAGCTGATTATAACATCCAAAAAGAGTCTACACTTCACCTTGTTCTCCGTCTCCGTGGTGGTGCCAAAGAGAAGGAGAAAGAGAAACCCAAGCGTAAGCCTAATGCTTACATGAATTTTGTTAAGAAAATGCGACCCACCGTGGTAAAGGATTACCCAGATCTAACTTTCACTGAGATTGGTGCGAAGTTGGGTGAGTTGTGGAGGGCTCTCACGGATGACGAAAAGAAGAAATATGTGAAAGCTTAAGGATTTGAGTTTATAAGTGAATAGATGCCTCTCGGGGTCAAAAAGCTCTGTTACGATGCTTGTTTGCCTACTCGTGGTTCTGATGGTGCTGTGGGATATGATTTATATAGCTCCGAAGCTGCGACTGTACCGTGTCAGGCGGGACGAGCTTTAGTTGGCACCGGTATTGCTTTGTCTATCCCGGATGGTCTATACGGGCGTGTAGCTCCCCGTTCTGGTCTAGCTGTGAAGCACTGTATTAATGTTGGTGCGGGTGTTATTGACCCCGATTATACCGGTGAAGTCAAGGTCGTCCTATTCAATCATGGTACGGAAGACTTTGAAATCAAGAAGGGTGATCGTATCGCTCAACTTATTTTGGAAAGGTGTGATACACCTATGATCAAGGAAATTGGTCTTCTTGACGAGACACTCAGAGGTGATGGAGGCTTCGGATCTACTGGTCAGTAAAGTCACCTTTACAGAACCATAAATCTTCAGCTCTAGGCATAAAAAGTATGCCGTGACTCATAACCATAGACAATTTGGCTTTATTGACACTCGGGTAAGACCACAATATCCACCTTTCCCAATATTCGGCCCGGAAGAAATCTTCCCAATCTTCTTTAGAACTTTCCCTAATTTTCAACATTTCTTTCTGTATCTCATACGGATTTGTCTCTATTCGCAGCTCCTTAGGAACGATAGCACCTTTCCTAAGAAGTTGTGCACGCATAAGTCTTGGATTACCATGATCTGGATAATGTTGAAAACCCTTCTCACCAAAATCAATACTTCGTTTATTTGGTAAGGTTACTCTATATTTGTGTGTGATGGTAGGACTTGGTTGTAATACGACGTGCATTATGTTTTATACCAATAATAAATTTATGTCCATATAACACATGTACATCTTGACAATCATATTAATCACGTTTATATTGTACTATATCATAAATAACTGTATATATGACATTTCTATATATATTTCCACTAAGCGGACTCATACTGCGGGATACCCAAAAATTCAAACACAAGATGATTTTTACACATCTAAACGATGTAAAGAGTTGGCAAACTATATATCAAAACATAAGTTCGTTGGTAGATCTACATTAAATGGATTTGGAAAAACAAAGGGGTTTGTAGTGACGTTTTCTTCACGACACGAAAAACAAATTTTAGACACTTTCAAACCTATACATGAAGTGTTTAAACAAATTCAAGAACCTGGTACAAACGCTTATATATTCAATCCCGTGATTATAGAACATTCGACAAAAGAAACTGAAAGATCAATACCGTATCATTACGATATGTCATTAGATGATCAAGCCAAGACTCTGTTTGGACAAAGTTATTTACCTGTATGTGTCACTGTCATATATATACAATTACCAGAATCCTATAAAGGTGGTAAATTATGTCTAGCTGAATATGGCAGTGTAGATGATAGTGTGATAGGAATGTATAAACCTAAATTGGGGAGAAAACTCACATTTCGTGGAGATATGATGCATCACGTAGAACCTATACATTGCAAAGATGGTAAAGGTAAACGTATCAGTTTAGTATTCGAGCAATATAAACTACCAGAATCAAAATTGGCGAATATCAAATTCGATATTTGTAAAAATGATATATAAAAATATGTACTTATAATCAGTTATGATTGAATACACTTCATTCGATGGTACCATCATACGGGTGGGTGAAAATGCGAAAGAGAATGACAGACTTACAATATCAAGTGCACCGAAATACTGGTGGATGCATGTATCTGGATACTCTGGTGCTCATGTAGTCATATGCAATGAAAGTAATCCATTACCAAAGGAGACTCGTAAAGATGCTACTGTACTTGCCATACATCATAGTAATGCACCAGATACTAAGATGTCTTGTGTTGATATGGTTCGTGTAGAACAGACAGTTTGGGTGAGACAGGCGGGTAAAGTTAAATTAGAAGGAGATCTAGTGGAACTTTCAATTTTTATGAGAAGAGAGAAGGAACGCTTAGAAAGGTTATTAAAAAATCGTCGTTATATTAAATGAAACTAGCTCCTCTAGGCGTTTTCTATATATACGTACTTCGTAAACTCTATAATTTGGGTAAGAAGAAGCCACCACGGAAGAAACGTTTCGCTCCTTGGGTCTAGGTATCAAAAATAAAAGAATTATCTGGATCATAATAAATATTCTTTATGGTTTGTGGACACCCGGAGCCGGTCCAGTGGTGAATACTTTTCATCGTGACACCTTTGGGAAGTAGATGATATACAATCGCTGCCGAAATACTTTTGTTTTGGGGTCGCCCGCCACATGCACCTCCTTGATACAGATCCCTTTTTGAGATCTCACTACATAATTTCATAGCCTGTTTCCTGATTTTGATCTCACGACACTGTTGAGGAAATGAATGCTTTGAGTGAATCTTTTCAAAACACTTGTCAAGATAGTCGTCTGTAATATCTTGAAGTTTTACTTCTCTTTCAATATACTTTTCGTAATCACCATCAGATTCTTTATCATTTTTCTCCTTTTCTTTTTTTTTATATTGCTCGAGCTCTTGTTTAACTGAATCAAGCTCTTGTTCAAGCTTTGTATAATCACGAGATTTTTTCAAAAATCTCTCCTTATAATGATCTCCTCGCACGAGTGCGCTTTCTCCTTTGCGCTTCATGCTAATGACACTGAGGTTAATTTGACGTTCTTCTTTATATGTGGATCGTTGCGATGGCATAATGATAGATGTTTTTAGATAAAAATTACAAGTTTAACTTCTACTTAGGTTGATTTTAAACACCGAGCATTCCTTTTACTTTCATAACTCTGGGTACGTTCTTGATCGTCCTCTCCAACTCCTGAAAATCTTCCCAGAGACCGGCTTGTTTGATGAATTGTTGAGTTCTAGTTTTCATATTGTACATAGATTTACCTCTCAGTATACTTTTTCGGGCTGTCTCTACGGTGGTGTTATTGATACTGATCTTTTTAGAACCTAATTTCAGAGCCGTTTTTTGGACATCTGTCAGAGTCTGAGATTTCGTAACGGTTGATAACTTCTTTTCCGCCTCCTTCAACTTGTTCGTGAGGTCAGTTACCATGACTTGAAGATTGGAGACGTACGTTTTTTGTTTCTTCATTTTCAAATCATTTACCTCACTGTTACGAGTCCTGAGTTCATCACATTCCTTTTTGAGACCCAAAATGATGACTTTCTGTTTTCTAATTTTTACATCACGTGTCTGGAGTTTTTTCTTAACGACCTTGTCAATTTCAGGTCCAAGATCTATCGTGAACTTGGAAGCCTTACGGGGTCGTGAGGAAGATTTTACCATTTTACTTAAATTTTACTATTGAAACTTTAACTTAGGCACTTTAGTTTCCGAAAGCGACACCGCCCATACCATTCTTTACACGTAAAATATTGTAATTTACGGCGTACGCGCGAACCATGTTACCGTTCCTAGTGCCAGTACCCGCGAGGGATAACTTGGCAGTATCAATTCGGCTGAAATTTAGGGTTCCAGTTGGCTGGGACTTGTTCATAGTGATGCAGAAAGGCCAAGTGAAGGTGGATACAGTGCTGAGAGCATCTTGGGGGAGGACGGAGCAGTGCATCTCTGGGACAACGTTGTGGTGGAAGGCGGCGGACATATTCTCAAAGAGAGGTGTACCGTTAATGTAGAGAGTGGCGGTATCGAAAGTCCAGTTAGTAGACCACTTGTTGGTGTCAGCCTCCGAAGAAACAACGTGGACAGCCTTGACTGGGTGGTTGAAGTAGGTAAGATCAACCTCGGTATCCGCGGCACTCATGAGTTGGTGTTGAGTTTGGGTGAAGAGAATTTCGTGCTCATTGTTGGCGAAGAAATCACGTTCGGGGGTATCAAGGTACACATACGTACCAAATACCTTGACGTTGCTGGGGGCAAACGTACCATTCCTGCACTTCACCCTGATCTCCACATCGTGATATTGTAATCCGACTAGTGGGAGAGACTTAGTCCAGTCATCCGAGAAGAAAAAGGGGAGAACGTAGTGGTTCGCGGAAGTGGAAGAACCGAGGGCATTCTGGGGGCACTCGTCGAGGGTGAGAGCGCAAGAAGCCTTGGCTTGAGTATCCTTGTACAGAAGGTTATGAACACCCTGGATGTAGAGGGAATCAATCTGGGAAACCTTTTGGCCACCAACCCAAAGCTGGAACTCAGTGGTGGTGGAATCATCCTTGTCGAAGAAACCGGTATTGGCGTTACCGACGCCACCGATGTTCTCAGCCTCAATCCACACATAACTCAAGAGATCACCCTTGGTCTTGATGGGAATGGTAACCTCATTACCGCTACCGAAGGTACCGATGTAGTCGAGCCTCTCTGGCTTGATTGCGAAGTTGGTATACCTCTTGTAATTTTGTCTAAAAAACGACACCTCGGGCTGACCAGTGATGTAGACGTCCTGGACACCCACCGACACGAGGTCAATTAAAGCAGCTGACATTTATTAGTAAACGATATTAAAATTTTAGCTCGATGTATACATATCGGAATGGGTGTTGAATTTCAAGCACTCACATGGGAAACAGTTGACACGGATGAGGAGCATTTAGTGAGTATATTTGGTAAGACTGAGAATGGCAAATCTATTTGTGTAACAACTGCGTTTACACCATACTTCTTCGTCAAGCTTCCTGAACATGTCACACAACAAAAAGTCCAAGAAATCTACCGAGTTCTGGACAAAAAGAGTCCCAACTGTCTGGTTTCATATTCCATCATGAGGTCTAAGGATGTTTGGGGTTTTCAAAATAATAAGGAATTTTCCTACATGAAATTGGATTTCAAAAATCTAGCGAGCCGGCGTCGCGTTGATTATATGTTGAAGAACCCGATTCAATTCTCCTATGGTACTGAAAGATTCAAAGTTTTTGAGTCTAATATTGATCCTGTACTTCGTTTGATGCATAGAACGGGTATTCAATCAACTGGGTGGCTAAACTCTGGTGATAGTTGTGTTCGTACACACTTGGCCAAGGTGGATATTGATCTTTTCTGCAATGACTGGAAAACCCTAAAGCCCGTCGCACGTGATGATATTGCTCCATTTGTTGTGGCATCAGTTGACATTGAGTGTAACAGTTCTACTGGTAAATTCCCAGATCCAGACGTAAGAGGTGACGCGTGTTTCCAAATTGCTATTTCTTTGTGTAAATTTGGTAACGATGAACCCTACGATAAAACATGCCTTTGCTACAAAAAAACTGATACAAACCTAGAAGGTTCTACTATTATTAGTTTTGACACGGAAAGGGAGATGCTTGAGGCATTTCAGAAGTATATACATGAGAAAGATGTAGACATCATTACTGGTTGGAATATTTTTGGTTTTGATCTTAACTACATTTACACGAGGGCGTTTATGACTGGTTGTAACCCCGAATTTTTCAAGATGGGTAAATTGAAATCACAGACATGTGAGATTTCCATCAAGAAGTTGAGTTCAAGTGCTTTGGGTGATAATGTACTGAAACTGCTCCCAATGAGTGGTCGCTTCATTTTTGATTTGTTTCATGAGGTAAAGAAGGGGTACAAACTTGACAGTTACAAACTCAATGAAGTTTCCAAGCTCTATCTTGGAGATCAAAAGATTGACATGGCTCCAAAGGAAATGTTTGCTCGGTATCTAGAAGGTGATCCTGTGAAGCTACGAGAAGTTGCAGAGTACTGTATCAAGGATACACTATTGCCACACAAACTCATGAAGAAGATGTGTATCCTACTCAATCTCCTTGAGATGGCTAAAGCTACTTGGGTACCACTGTGTTTCCTTGTAGAACGGGGGCAACAGATTAAGGTCTTCTCCCAACTTACAAAGAAGGCTCGTGAAATGGGATTTATGGTACCAACCATTCGCTGGGGACAGTTACCCGAGGAACAATACGAGGGAGCAACGGTTCTAGAAGCCCAAAAGGGTGCCTATTACACTCCGATTACCGCCCTAGATTTTGAGGCTCTGTACCCGAGTATAATGATGGCTCACAACCTCTGCTACTCCTCGTATGTCATGAATGAGAAGGACTATGGCAACATACCTGGTATTGAATATGAAACGTTCAAGATTGGTGCAAAGACTTACAAGTTTGCACAAGATGTTCCTAGCCTCCTACCGGCTATCCTTCTAGAGCTTAAGCAGTTCCGTAAAAAGGCTAAGAAGGATATGGCAGCTGCGACGGGTTATATGAAAGAGGTCTACAATGGTAAACAGTTGGCATACAAAATTAGTATGAACTCAGTCTACGGATTTACTGGCGCTGGTAAGGGTATTCTTCCATGTGTACCTATTGCGTCTACTACAACCTTTAGAGGTCGCGCAATGATTGAAGAGACTAAGAACTATGTTGAAAAGAACTTCCCGGGTTCAAAGGTTAGGTATGGTGACACGGATTCGGTAATGGTTGAATTTGATGTGGGTGATCGCAAAGGTGAAGAGGCTGTTAAGTATAGTTGGGAGATTGGTGAGAGAGCTGCCGAAGAGTGCTCAGCTCTCTTCAAAAAGCCTAACAATCTAGAGCTTGAGAAGGTATACTGGCCTTATTTCTTGTACTCAAAGAAACGTTACGCTGCTAAATTGTGGACGAAGGGTAGGGATGACCAGATGCATATGGACTACATTGATATTAAGGGACTCCAAGTTGTTCGTAGAGATAATACACCCCACGTTAGGGAAGTCTGTAAGGAACTCCTAGATGTTGTACTGACCTCAAGTGACACTGGACCACCAAAAGAGCTTGCGAAGGAGCGCGCAGTTGAACTCCTCTCGGGTGATGTTCCAAATGAGAAATTGGTTTTGAGTCAATCTTTGTCAGATAGTTATAAGGTTTCTGGACAATCGGTATCTATAACAAGTCCTGAGAGCTGCAATATCAATCAAGCACATGTTCAGGTTGTTAATAAGATGAGGCAACGTAAACCCGGGTCTGAACCACAATCTGGTGACCGTGTTCCATACCTACTTGTAAACACGGGTGACCCTAAAGCTAAGGCTTTTGAAAAATCAGAGGATCCAAAATATGTTGAAGAGCAAAACCTCCCAGTTGATTATAAATACTACTTCATCAATAAGTTTTTAAATCCTGTATGTGATCTACTTGATCCACTATTTGAGAACACGAAGCAGGAAATCTTTGGTGAATTGATTACCCAATGCAAACCAGCACCAAAGAAGCGTGAACCTCCCCTAAGTACTATGAAGAAAGTTGATCTGATAGAGGAATGTAAAAGACTTGGTCTAGATTTTGATGGTAAAATCACGGATCTAAAAGATCGTATAAAAAATGCTCGTGTTCAACGAGAAGAAAGTGTTGAAGACATATTTAAAAAATACGAACAAGAGATAGATAAGTCATGAGTCTTAATGAAAAAATCGCGGATCTGTTGGAGGAAGAATTGAAGCTGCGCATGGATCTTTTATTGACTGAGTACGCGGAAACGATATCTAAAAAATACCAGATATCGTTACAGCTACTTCTAAAAGATATTCCATGTGTTTCCGTAACAAGTACATGTATGGGAACAAAACCAGATGGTTCTAGATGTACTTTCAAGGGTATTCACAATGGATATTGTGGGAAACACCAAAAACAAGGTGAAAAAATTAAACAGAGATTTCACGAGACTTTCAATGGTCATACACATGGCCCAGGTCTTAGAAATGTTGCAGGGTGTCCAGCTTGTGAAAGATCTTTTTCATCGAATAGGCTTATAGATTTAGACTCCTTATTAAATAATGAGTAAATCCGATATTCTACTAACATCAATAAACAACTTTTACAGCGAAGAAGACAACCGATCCAAGTTATTGAATATACTAGACAAAACAAGTGGTATTTCATTGAGAAATCTCGAATGGTTTATCACTAATTACGCTAAGAAAAATCATACATCTTACAAGACGAGTGATGGGAAAATATTCACTGTACATTATGCTTATAAGTCTAGCTTAGATGGCTATTCAAAGAAACTTTTTGATCCCTTTTGCAGATCTCAGAAGTTTCCTTATTCAGTGCCAGGTACATCTCATGAAATTCATACGACTTTAGCACAGCTAAATTTCATCAAATGGTGTATCAAAAATAAGATTATAGATTACATCAAGGATCATAGGAGTTCCTTGTTTAATAAGCAACAGGTATTACCCGCCCCCCTTCAAATATAAATGTTTGATAGCCGGTATAATACATGTGGAGA